CTCGGCAATGTTATAATGCCGCCGCAGCACGTGGCGTACGCAGCCATCGATCATGCGTAGCGTTGAGAGCCCCAGCAAATCGAACTTGATAAACCCCAGTGGTTCCAAATGACGAACGTTCTGTCCTTCGGCCCATGGTGCCTGTCGTACTCCGCCGGAGTTGATCAGCGGCATGCGCTCATCTAGATTTTCTGCCACCAACACACCGCCAGCATGCCGAGAACAGGAACGTACCTGTCCAACCAGAGCTTCAACATGAGTCTTAACATTCGGGTACTTTATTAGGAAGCCGCGAAGAGATGGGCTGAATTCCATGACCTCTTCCCACGTAGGATTATAGACTCCCGCTTTGATATCGTGCTTACGCTTGGCGTCGGGAGTGGCCTCTCTCGTCATGACGCTTGTGACCTTGTTCACCTCCATAAAGGGAATGTCATAGAACTTCCCAATGTCTTTGAGGAGGGACCGGAGTTGAAGTGTATTCCAGTTAGAGATTGGAACGACTGTGTTCTCGCCCCAATCCTTAGCCAACCTTTCTTTAAGTTCCATCGGCTCTGATACATCAAAGTCAATATCCGGGTAATCCGTCGCATCTCGACGAAGGAATCTCTCAAAGAGGAGTCCCCATCGAATAGGATCGACTTGGGTAATGTCCAGAACATAAGCGACCAGCGAACCTGCGGCTGAGCCGCGGCCCGGGCCCGTAACCTGGACTTCATTGGCTTTATCGACGATCGCCTTCATGGTCAAAAAGTACTTGCTGAACCCTCTGTCTTCAATAACTGCTAGCTCCATCATCAATCGTTCAGTATACTCTGCGTTCTCGTGAAGATTCTTAGTGCGTAGGCTGTCGATGGCCATCTTTTGAAGCGCGTCTTCGGCGGTGGCGCCTTCGGGAACTACAAAGTCCGGCAGCTTAATAGAGGTATCCGGTTCAAAGTCCTCGATCCGATGGAAGGCAATGTGATGAGTTTCAGTGAGTGATTCCAATACGAGATCATCATCATATTCTACTTTACATAATTCTGAGTACTTCTTGTACGACTCCCACATTTGGTCGCCATTCTTGGGATACAACTCGTAACCAATAGCATCGATATCAATGGGTAGCTCGTTGGACAGATAGTCCGGCCGGTCCTTGCCACCGAGCCAGCCGAGGCGCTTATATAGTTCCCGATCCTTCCAGGCGTCGGGATTGGGATAATGACTGTCGGCCGTAGAGATAAGGGTAATATCATACTCATTCTTCATTTGAATAATATACTGATTGAGATCATGCTGTTGCGGTACGTCGTTCCATTGGAGTTCCCCATACCACCGGTCTCCGAAGATCCTTATCATGTTCTCGGTAGTTGTACGCATGGCCGTGAGGACAGCTTCTTCTCCGTCGTCATGATTAGCCCAATAGTCGCCAGCATAAATACCACCCAAGCAGGCACTAGAAGCAATCACCCCTTCACTGTATTTGTCCAACATCTCATAATCTACACGAGGATAGCGATAAAAGTTTTCTTCTTTGTAGCTATCCGAGATCAACTTAAAGATATTACTTAGCCCTCTCTGATTTTGGGCGATGAGTATCATATGTCGACGATGGTTAAGTAGACTCCTGATGGCTTTCTTACTTTCCTGCTCGTCCTCGATCGAGGTTCCGCTTACATCATTATTTAACTTTCGAGCTTCTTTTGCGTCTGCTTTAATTCGATCGTACTCTTCGCGCCACTCTTTAATGCTGGGAATGAAGTAGGCCTCTACACCGTAGATGGCTTTAAACTCCTTGCCGTCGGCCTTCATCTTTTTTATATGCAATAGTTGGTGGCTAAACCCATTCATATTTCCATGGTCTGTCAACGCTAGCGCTTGCGCGCCATTCTCGTATGCAAAGTCCATGTGTTCTGGTGGGTATCCAATGGCATCAAAGATGCTTCCGGCTACACTGTGTGCGTGAAGTCCCACAAAGGGGATCGAGGGTTCTTTTCTATTCACTATCGTCTTCTCCTATACTGATGTGTCCAGTGACAAAACCATAAGGTCGTTGTATGTCTTGGTAATGTCCTGATGTTATTAGTTTACAGTATTGCTCCCACGTTGTCAAGTCATAAAACCAAGGAACTTCATTTATTATTGCGTCTGATAAATCGGCGCCCCCAAAGACATCTAAAAGCTTGAAATGCCTAGATTTTCGCCGCTCTTCGGGAGGGAGCCTTCGACTAGGCATTTCCTCTCCCTCTAAGGGCGGATAATAAAACCGACAGTTAGATTTTATTACATCCCTGGCTCTGCGCCACTCAAGGGCATCAAAAGTAAAACTTAAAGGGAGGCCGTCACACACCGTCTTATCTTGGTGAGAAAAATAGCATGCTGCTCCTTGGGTTAATTGGCTCTTCACTTTCTTTATCTCCTGAAAGTCCATCAACCCAAATGGAAAGCTCACGTAGTAGCGGTCTGGGATTATCCAGCGGCCGAGCCGCCTGCATATCCAGTACGCCACGTTGGCGCCGTGGAGGATGGACCACGCATAACAATCATACTTATCCCGGTGTTTGGGCTCTATAGGAACATAATAAATAGGAATAGAAACATGATGCTCTTTGGGATACGTCACATACTTTCCCTTCTCAATGGTATATAGATCCTCTACCCAATCTCCCACGGTATGTTTAATAAGTGGGGCAATGTCGTCATTACACACTATCCATATAGATTCACAGCCCGCATAGGAACATTCCGCTACCGCCGCCTCCACCAGATTGAAATCGGGAGCCACTGGCATCAGTACATCGTGCCCGGGAACATTAAACTCTCCCGTGGAGGCTGCTACGGGAATGATGCCGGCCAAGTGGAAAGAACGATGTTTTTGCGCGGCTAGTTCCATTCTCCTGTGATGTTACATAAATAAATGTTATCTGGTAAGTCGTCTGTGTGGATAAAGGCTTTCTTATTTTTGTGGATCTCGCGTCTATCGTGTTCAAGAACCACATTGAGGTAATGCACCTTCTCTCCAACGGTTCGGGAAGGGCCGCGTAATCCGTTCTCCTTAATCATCCTTAAGGTGGCTAATTTGGCAGCCGTTTCAGAATGCTCAAACTCGTCTATAACATCGGCCCCAATATAAGACTTCGTATAACAGTCCTTGAAAGACCCATCATTGCCGTCCCTTCTTATCGACGGGTAAAAAACCACTTCTTTAATAAAGTCGGTCGAGGTTAAAATCTTACACGGTGCTTGCTTGGCTCCGCGCTTAATGTTAAACCAATCGTAGACTACATATTCTTCAATCTCTTCCTGGGCTGTGAGGCCATCCACGAGCTCCATATCAAAAACATATAGCTCCTTAAAGTGGATTTTAATAAGACGATAGAACTCAGTAGTAATGTTAGCCGTGGTATCACCAATACGGATTCTCTCTATTGTCGAGGGAATCGGAGAGAGTCCCCGCATTCCCAAGTCAAAAGTCAAGCGATACCATTTGTTTTCTTTCTCTTTATCAGCTATAGCGTGAGGGGTGGTCGTTCCGTTAAGGAGCAACATCGCGTTATTAGTTTTAGCAAACTCCAGGGCCTCTAAGCTATACCCAATAACAAGTTTTTCTGTACTTAGCTCTGGGGCGTCTATGACAAGACCCCGATCACATAGTTTTCTTTAACAACCGTAAAGGTCTCACCATTGTGCTCAATATCGCGAAGCATCTGAGCTTCTACCACCAGAAGAGAGCCCGGAACCCAAGCGCCCGTCATTGACGCTCCAAGAACCCTTACGGCCGCAAACGGCTTGTCAACAGGCCGATAATCCTGCGGTAACAGAATACCGGTGTCTTCTGTGTCTCTCTCCTCTATCACTCTCACGTGCAAGTGGTTATTAACTGGTGTAAATGTCATTTTTTCTCCAAATCTTCAATTGCGGCCTTGATAGCCTCTTCAGCTAGCACTGAGCAATGTATTTTTACAGGAGGCAAACATAGTTCCTCCACGATATCAGTATTTTTAATATCGCTAGCTTCTTTTAAGGTTTTACCCTTTATCCATTCTGTTGCTAGGGAGGAGGCCGCTATGGCGGATCCACACCCAAAGGTCTTAAACTTGGCATCGGAAATACGCCCAGCATCGTCCACTTTAATTTGTAGCTTCATAACGTCCCCACACTCCGGAGCGCCAACGATGCCGGTTCCTACCTGTGGGTCTTCTTTGTCCAAAGAGCCTATGTTGCGAGGACTCTCAAAATGATCTAAAACTTTTTTTGAATATGCCATAATTTTCTCCTTGTACTAATTAGCCGCATTTGGCATATCCACACGCTTTACATGTAATACACCCCTCTATGTAGACGAGCCCTTCTGCTTTACACTCCGAGCAAATCTTTTCAGAAGCGTTAGCTCCATTGGTGATGTATCCCTTCAAGACCCTAGAAACACCCTTAGCAAAACTAAACAAGTCAGCGTCCCGATCCTTTTGTAGTTGCTCCACCACATACTGAATATTTGCCCCTGTCCGGAGTGCTAACGAGATCATCCGCGTGAATGCAGAATGGTTAGGATTGTCAAAAACCCTTACCAGGTCTTTTACTATGAGTGTATCTCCATTTTTGCCAATCTTTAAGTCATAGACAGCATTCATTGTCTTCCGAGGGTTCTTAACCAGAATACCCTCTTCGCGGCTTCGGGGTATCTCAATCAAATTTGACAGGCCCCCCATCACTTCGTAGGGTTTTCCATCCATAAGGCCCACCATGATTACCCACTTTTCCCCCTGGATGGTGGCACGATGTATATTACAAGGAAGTTCTATGGGGCGCTTGGGTGCGGTATGGAGCGGAAAGCGTTCTTTTCCCTTTTCCACTAAAATGCCAGATCGCGATCCATCCACATAGACAGTAATTCCTTTGAGGCCCAGCTTCCACCCCTTCATATAGATTTGACCCACCACGCTTGGGGGCGTCCCCTTGGGAAGATTAATAGTAGAGCTGATAGAATGATCGATGCTGCGTTGAATAGCCGCCTGAACTTCAATCCGCTTAATCCAGTCGATAGCACTGGATTCCACAAAGAAAGAGGGGATCTGGTCTGTAGCAAACAACTGGAGATACTCACGTACGTTGTGGTGGAACACTTTATATTCCAGCCATTTATCTCCTGTGTCATCTGTAAAATCTGCCTCCAGGTGTTGCTCATCATGAGACAGCTTCCTGCGGCGGACATAGGAGTTCCTGAATACCGGCTCTAGCCCCGATGAAGTCTGAGACATAATCGACACGGAGCCTGTGGGTGCATTAGTAAGGATAGATATATTACGACGCCCAAAAGTCTCAATTTTTTCAGACAGATTTTTTGGGAGCCTTTTGATATATAAGTTATCTTTTTCTTTTTCCCAGTCAAACGCCGGGAACGCTCCTCGCTCCTGGGCCAGGTAGACGCTTTCCAAATAGGCAGTGTCGCGGATAGTCTCATAAATCTTCTCAATGATTTCTATCGCTTCGTCCGAATCGTAAGGGAGGTTCAGACGTGCGATAGCGTCGGCGAGGCCGTGTGTACCGAGACCTGTGCGGCGCCCGTTAATGCACGCGTCCAGTAGTTTACTCCATAGTTCTTTCTCACTGTCGGTGTCGCATACCTCTTTAATGGCTTCGAGTTTCTCCACTTCTAGCTCTACAAGATCGTCAGAGAGGCGCATCCCCACACAAGCTATCTCCTGAAGTTTATTAAAATCAAATGTCGCCTTCTCACTGAAGGGGTTACGCACGAGATGTTTAAGGTTGAGCGAAATAAGGCGACAACTATCGTAAGCAGAGAGAGGAATCTCCCCGCAGGGGTTGGTGGTAAGTGTCCGAAATCCCTCATCCTTATAGCATTCTGCTGGAAGGTTGTTAATGATGTTATCCCACATCAGTAAGCCGGGCTCTGCTGTGACCGTTGCTGCTGCAATTATTTCATTCCAAAGTTTCTGCGCCTGGATTTCTTTGGTGTGCGTAGGGTTTTTAGAGTCTACGGGAAACTGTAAAGTAAAGCTTTCTTGATTCTCCACCGCCTTCATGAAACTATCGCTTATTTTCACCGAGACATTCGCACCTGTGACCTTCACTAGATCTTGTTTCATCGTCACAAACTTTTCGATGTCGGGATGACGCACGTCCATGGAAATCATGAGTGCTCCTCGGCGGCCGTTCTGCCCAATCATCCGACAGATGTAAGAGTAAAAATCTGCGAAGGACCAGGCGCCCGTCGTTGTTCGCGCGGAGTTATTTACTCTCGCGTTCTCAGGACGGAGATTAGAGATATCAATCCCCACCCCGCAACGACGCTTAAATAGATTGGCAAGATGTTTTCCACTGTCCACGATGGAACTAATGTTATCGTCAGGAGATTCCACAACGACGCAGTTAGACAAGGATACATTAACATAATTATTCCCAATGCCCATCATTGGCGATCCTTGGGGCACGATGTATTTAAAGTTTTTAAAATAAGATAAGATTTCTTCTTCGGTCAAGGCGTGCTTGTCCGCGTGTTCACCGAACTTGTGTTCAATGCGCGCGAACTCCCGTGCCATACGCACGTGCATATCGTCCGGAGTTCTCTCAACAAAGTTTCCTTCGCCGTCTCGCAAACAATACTTAGTCATGAAAACATTAGTAGCTAGTTCATCCTCATTAAAATATTCTAAGGTGGCTGCCTTTACTTCCTCTTCTGTATACATTTTATCTACTCCCGTTTTTAAACTTCTTATACTTCTCGGCCAGCTTTTGTTTTTGTGCCTGCGGGCTTACCGCAATCTCTTCATCTTCGTTGGGCTCTAATACTTTTATGGAAACCGTACTCGTGTCCATAAAGAGAGGGTATATTATACCATCAGGCCCGTTACGATTTTTAGCAATAAAGACTCTTCCTGTATTTGCCAGCTTGTCGTCGATTGTTCGTGAGATACTAAAAATAAAATCCGAAACAAAACATTTGTTAAAGGCCTCGGAAATAGATTCCATAGTTATGACTTCGGCATTAAGTCCGGATCGGTTGGTCTGGGATGCGGTCCAGATAGGACACTTGTATTCTTGGGCCAGGCCACGAAGTTCTTCGTAGATAGATTCGAGTTCATTACGCTTCTCTCTTTGTGCTGTGACTGGTCGCAAAAGATCAGCATAGTCTACTATAATCATATCGATGGGCACGTCCTTCATACGTAAACGTTCCAGGTGTGTTTTAAGAGTATGAGTTGAGGCCGACTTGGTAGGATATTCTTTGATGATTAGGCGCCCCTCAATTCCTTGCACTTCTTCATAAATCTTTTCTTTGAAAGTTATAAGATCACCTAACTCAATGCGAGTGAGGCAACTGTCATAGCGAGAGCCCACCACAGTATCTTGAAGCTCCAGAGTGTAGTGAATCACCGTCTTGCCCTCTTTGAGGGCCTGGGTCCCTAAATGTACTAGCGCCATAGATTTGCCTGCGCCCGTAGGGGCTATCACTACGCCGAGTTCCTTTTGTCCGAGGCCTCCCTGACAGATATCGTCTATGAGTGGCCACCCCGTAGTAACGGGGTTCCTAAACCGGGGCTTAAAGCGGTCTTCGAAGTCCTTCTTCCAGTCATAGCCAGCGTCGTTGTCGGCGCCAAGCTTGAGTGATTCATTGATCACTACTGCAATCTCATCGAATGAAGAACTCTGCAATAACCCAATAGATTTTATCATGGCGGATTTAAGATTCTGTTTACGACAAAAATCGATAGCAGTATCTTTAATATACTCTTGATTTTCTACACGAGTAGACATAACGCGCGCGTAGTATTCTCTCACTTGCTGTTGGGTCATTTCGTTTTCGTCATCGATACCCGAACGCAGAATGGTGCCCAAAATCGATCGGGAGGGGTGAACCCCGTATTTTTGTCGGTATTCAAATATTACTTTGAGAAAAAGTTTGAGGTAGCGAAGCTCTAAAAAGTTAATATCAAGAACTTCTTCTATCTGATCAGCAAAAGGGCGGTCATCGAGAATGACCACACACAACTGCTCTTGAAATGATTTGCCGTACCGAGAAAAGGTTACCTTTTCTTTTTCCATGTCTACCTCTCTCTGATTCTACTCGTTTTTTAGCACTTTGTCAACAACAAATCGGTTCATAGTCGCAAATAAATCGGTCCAGTTAAATACCCCGAAACCATCTTTGTTCATCATTTTAATGAACTCTGTTCTATTAAACTCATATCCCAAATTATCAAATACATAATCAACTTTCTGTCGGCTTTGTCGAGAGAGGTTGGGATCGTATAACTGCATCAACTTGTAGTTCCTTATAATTAGGTTTTTGTTATCGATAACGCGGTTAAAAAACACCACTTTGCTGTCAGCTTTTTCGCAAAAACCGATAACCTCTTGAAATGAATACTCTTTGTCCTCAAATAAAAATGGTAATCTTTTTTTCACGGTGGGTAACCCGGCGCCGCCGATC